AATGGAGTGGAACTACGAAGGATTTATTGATGAGCACGGAAGCCCAGTCTTCAATACTCCGGATCATGAAGTCTTCGATCCACATGGGGAATTAATAGATATAGGAGTTATAGACAGTTGGCAGAATGAAGCTGACGGTTTAAAAAACGACCAAGATGCTTTAAACGAATTTTACAGACAGTTTCCAAGAACAACCGAGCATGCGTTTAGAGATGAAACAAAAAATAGTATATTTAACTTAGTTAAACTATACGAGCAAATAGATTACAACGAGGAGATGTCTAGAACATTAGGTATTACTAAAGGTAATTTTCAATGGGTTAACGGTGTTAAAGATTCAACAGTAATATTTTACCCAGACCCTAAAGGTAGGTTTAAAATAAGTTGGACACCACCGCCAAACATACAAAATAAAGTTGTAATTAAAAACGGTATTAAATGGCCTGGTAACGAACACATGGGTGCTTTTGGTTGTGATAGCTACGATATATCAGGAACTGTAGATGGTGTAGGTTCTAAAGGTGCTTTACACGGGTTAACAAAGTTTAGTATGGAAGACGCACCAGCTAATACATTTTTCTTAGAGTATTTAGCTAGGCCACAAACCGCAGAAATGTTCTTTGAAGACGTTTTAATGGCGTTAGTGTTTTATGGCATGCCTATACTAGCAGAGAACAACAAACCTCGTCTATTGTACTATTTGAGAAGACGTGGTTACAGAGGTTTTAGCATGAACAGACCAGACAAAATATGGAATAAACTATCTGTAGCAGAAAAAGAAATAGGTGGTATACCTAACTCAAGCGAAGATATAAAACAAGCCCACGCTGCGGCAATTGAAATGTATATACAAAGCCACGTAGGTATGGCACAAGATGGTACTTTTGGTAATTGTTATTTTAACGAACTATTAAATGACTGGACAAAATTTGACATTAACAAAAGAACAAAGCATGATGCGTCTATAAGCTCTGGTTTAGCCATAATGGCTAACAACAGACATCTGTACAGGCCAAATGCTAAAGTAGAAAAACCAAAACTAAATATAAGTATTGCTAAATACGAAAACAAAGGCAATACATCTAAATTAATTAAAAAATAAATATGATTGTAAAAAGTTATTTTCCTTCTCAAGTTGTGAGCGATGTGGAAAAAATGAGCTATGATTATGGTTTAAAAGTAGCTAAGGCTATTGAGGCTGAGTGGTTTCATAATGAAAGAGGCTCTAATAGATACAAAACTAATCATAATAATTTTCACAACCTAAGACTGTATGCTAGAGGCGAGCAATCAATACAAAAATACAAAGATGAATTATCTATCAATGGTGACTTATCTTATTTAAATTTAGACTGGAAGCCGGTACCTATTATACCTAAGTTTGTAGATATAGTTGTAAATGGTATTGCAGAAAGAACATACGATATAAAAGCATATTCACAGGATCCGTTTGGCGTGGAAAAAAGAACTCAATATATGGAGTCTTTATTGACTGATATGCGTACTCAAGAGTTTAACGATTATGTTGGCGAGGCTTTTGGTGTTGATTTATATGAAAACGAAAAAGACACTTTACCTGAGTCTCAAGAAGAGCTAGACTTGCACATGCAGCTTAGTTACAAACAAGCTGTAGAGATTGCGGAAGAACAAGCTATCAACACTCTTCTTGACGGAAACAATTACGAGTTAATAAAGAAAAGGTTTTATTATGATTTAACAGTTTTAGGTATTGGTGCTGTAAAATCAAGCTTTAATACTTCAGAAGGTGTTACTATTGATTATGTTGATCCAGCTGACTTAGTATATTCATATACCGAGTCACCATATTTTGATGATATATATTATGTTGGTGAAGTTAAAACAATACCTATAAATGAGCTTGCAAAACAATTCCCACATTTAACTCAGGAAGATTTAGAGGATATAGTAAAAAATAAAAATTATCACAACACTAATTATAACCAAGGTTATAATAGTAGCGAGCAAGACAACAACAAAGTTCAAGTTTTATATTTTAATTATAAAACATATATGAACGAAGTTTACAAAGTAAAAGAAACTGGTAGTGGTGCTGATAAGATATTACAAAAAGATGACACATTTAATCCACCTAATGAAGACAACTTTGGCAAACTGCAAAGATCTATAGAGTGTTTATATGATGGTGCTATAATTTTAGGAACTAAAAAGTTGTTAAAATGGGAAATGGCTAAAAACATGATGAGACCTAAAAGCGATTTTACTAAAGTAAAAATGAATTACTCAATGGTAGCTCCGCGTATGTACAAAGGCCGCATAGAGTCTTTAGTACAACGTATTACTGGTTTTGCTGATATGATACAACTTACACATTTAAAGCTACAACAAGTTTTGTCACGCATGGTGCCAGATGGTGTTTATTTAGACGCTGATGGTTTAGCCGAAATAGATTTAGGTAACGGAACAAACTACAGCCCACAAGAAGCTTTAAATATGTTTTTCCAAACAGGTTCTGTTATTGGTAGGTCATTTACTTCTGAAGGTGATATGAACCCAGGTAAAGTACCAATACAAGAAATACAATCAGGCTCTGGTGGTAACAAAATGCAAAGTTTAATTGGTACTTACAACTATTATTTACAAATGATAAGAGATGTGACAGGCCTTAATGAAGCTAGAGACGGTAGCACGCCTGATAAAAACGCTTTAGTTGGTATTCAAAAACTTGCTGCAGCAAATAGCAATACAGCAACAAGACATATATTACAATCAGGTTTGTTTTTAACAAAAGAAGTTGCAGAGTGTTTGTCACTTAGAATATCTGATATTATAGAGTATTCTCCAACTAAAGATGCTTTTATACAAGCAATAGGAGTTCACAATGTAGCTACGCTTGAAGAAGTGTCTGATTTACACTTATATGACTTTGGTATATTTATAGAGCTCATGCCTGACGAAGAAGAAAAAGCAATGCTTGAAAATAATATTCAAATGGCATTGCAACAACAAAACATAGAGCTTGAAGATGCTATTGATCTTAGAGAAATTAAAAATGTTAAATTAGCTAATCAACTATTAAAAATACGTAGAAAAAAGAAAATAGCTAGAGACCAACAATTAGCACAGCAAAACATACAAGCGCAAGCTCAAGCTAACATGCAAACTCAGCAAGCGGCCGCTCAGATGGAAATGCAAAAACAACAAGCAAAAACACAAAGCGAGGCGCAACTAGAACAAATGAAAGCACAGTTGGATGCGCAAAAACAAGCTCAAGAAGTTGAGTATAAAAAACAATTGATGGAGCTAGAGTTTCGAATGAACATGCAGCTTAAAAATTTAGAGGTTGAAGGTCAAAAAACAAAAGAAAAAGAAAAAGAAGATCGTAAAGACGAAAGAACTAGAATACAAGCCTCGCAACAAAGTGAGCTTATAGATCAAAGAAAAGGTGAAAAACCACCTAAAAACTTTGAGTCCGCAGGTAATGATATATTAGGAGGCGGATTTGATTTAGGCTCTTTTGATCCTAGATAACAATTATTAATTATTATTATATTATATTATGGCAAAAAAGAAAACAGAAGAAGTAGTCGAAAAGGCTACTGAAGACAACGTAACAAAAGTTGATCTTAAACAAACAAAACAAGAAGATGACAACGTCATCAAAGTAAACTTAGACAAACCACCAACACCAAAAAAAGATGAAACTACAGAAAAAGTTGCAGAAGATAACACTGACAACAACAGAGTGGTTGAGCTCGTTGAAGATGCCGACACCACAGAAAAACAAAAAGAAGTACAACCGGAAGCTGAAACACAAGAAACTCCAGTATTAGAAGAGGTTACTGAAGAAGAAGTTCAAGAACAAGTAGAAGATTTAGCTGAGCAAGCTCAAGAAGCTATGTTAAAATCTGCTGAGACTGGTAAAGCTTTACCTGAGAATTTACAAAAAGTTGTAGATTTTATGGAAGATACTGGTGGTACTTTAGAAGATTACGTGCGTCTTAATCAAGACTATTCTAGCTACGACGACATGACAGTTCTTAGAGAGTACTACAAACAAACAAAATCTCACTTAACAGATGATGAAATTAGTTTTTTAATGGAAGACTCGTTTTCATACGATGAAGAAGTTGACGAAGAGAGAGAGATTAAAAAGAAAAAAATAGCGTTAAAAGAGCAAGTTGCCAACGCTAAAAGCCACTTGGACGGGCAAAAGTCCAAATACTATGAAGAAATTAAAGCTGGTTCTAGGTTAACTACCGAACAACAAAAAGCTGTAAATTTCTTTAATAGATACAACAAAGAGTCGGAAGAGACTAATAAAATAGCGGAAAAACAAACTAATACTTTTAAATTAAAAACTCAACAAGTTTTTAACGATAAATTCAAAGGTTTTGAATACAACGTCGGAGATAAGAGATATAGGTTTAATGTGAAGAATGCTAACGAGGTTAAAGAAACCCAAGGTGATATTAATAATTTTGTCAAGAAGTTCTTGAATGAAAATAATGAAATGTCAGACGCCAAAGGTTATCATAAATCTTTATTTACAGCAATGAACCCCGACGCTATTGCTAATCACTTTTACGAACAAGGAAAAGCTGATGCTATGAAAGATAGTGTTGCTAAGGCTAAAAACGTAAGTATGGATCCTAGGCAATCATTTTCTAACGATAACACAAGTGGACCTAAAGTAAGGGTGCTTAACGATGACACTTCTCCAACTTTTAAATTTAAAATGAAAAATAAATAATAACTAATTTAAAATTAAAAAATTATGTCAATAATTTCAGGTAGTAATTTAAACAGCGTGCCGGCTACACAGAAACAAACGTTCGCTACAAATTACTTAGACTTTACGGGTACTGCTAACTCGTGGGGACAACAATATTTACCAGACCTAATGGAAAAAGAAGCTGAAGTTTTCGGACCGAGAACTATTTCAGGATTTCTTTCACAAGTTGGGGCTGAAGAGGCTATGGCTGCTGATCAAGTAGTATGGTCTGAACAATCAAGGTTACATATATCGTACACTGGTAACATGTCAGCAACAAACGTGTTTACAGTTTCAAAAGATATTGATGGTAACGGAATAACAACAACTCATGCTGTTAGACTTAACGATACAGTTATAGTTGCAAACGCTAACGGTGTTTTCAAAGGTATTGTACAGTTAATTTCTGGTGCTGATATTACAATTGGTACTTATAATGCTGGTGATATAGCTCAACTTACAACTGCTGATGCTACAACTATATTAGTTTATGGTTCTGAGTATGGAAAAGGTACTGGTTACTATAGCAACGCTTCTGGTCTTACTCCAACTTCTGTAAACAATGAAAGACATCAAGCAAATGAGCCTAAGTTTAAAACTTTTACTAATAAACCTATTATTATGAAAGATTTTTACGAAGTTTCAGGTTCTGATACGTCTAGAATTGGTTGGGTTGAAGTTTCAACTGAAAACGGACAATCAGGTTACATGTGGTACTTAAAAGCTGAGGCTGATACTAGATCTCGTTTTAATGATTACATTGAAATGTCTATGTTAGAAAGTGAAATTGGTTCTGATTCTGCTCACAATATTGGTGGTGGTGGTACTGGTGCTGCTAACACGGTTGACGCTTACTTACGTACTGATGCTGATGTTGTAGGTACTGAAGGTTTATTTGCTGCTATCGAAGATAGAGGTAATGTAACTACTGGTGTTACTGGTGTTAACGCTTCTACTGATTTAGCTGAATTTGATGCTATCTTAGCTGAGTTTGATAAGCAAGGTGCTATTGAAGAATACATGATGTTTGTTAACAGGGGTACTAGCTTAG